AAACTAAAACTTCGTAGAAGTTTTGAAGGCCTTTTATAGCAATATAAAGGCCTTTCTTTTTGAAGAAACTAAATACACTATCGCAGGAAGGACCTGCACTAACGATTGAGAAGGACTCAAACTATGTCTTTGAACCATACATTTGCCACGCTTGATAATCTTTTGGCCTATGAGCCAAATATCCAAGAATACGGAGCCCTTGACTGGGACGCTGAACTGGCAAAATCACAGACTGAAGTCATTCGCATATTATCAGTTCGTTGGTGGCCACAGTATTCCAAACAGTTCAAAGTAAACATCACAATCGTTGGTCAAATGGCCATTATGGATCCACAGCGCCTAGATGGCGACCAGTGGACACAGGCCACAGTCTATCACTGTCTAGCCTATCATATCTGTCCTAAACTCACACAGTTTTCACCTGAGACAGATCGTTTCCAAGTAATGATGAACTACTATCAAGGTCGCTTTGAACACGAAATGGATCTTGCCATAAGAGAAGGTGTCAAATATGACATCAATCAAGATGGCACCATTGCACCCTTTGAGAAACTTCCTGACACTTACTTGAGAATACGCAGATAATGGCACAAAATCTCAGAGAACAAATCGCAGTCCAACTGGTCAAGACTCTTAGGAATATGGAGGATCCAACTCCTATCCTGGTGAACAGAGAACCTTTTGAAGCAGACAAGTTGGCCATAACACAGTTCCCTGCACTCTTGGTGCAGATGGACAAAGAAGAACGTGAAACAGTCACGATGGGTATCCCGGGAGCGGGTCGCAGAGCAGGTGTTATCACCTGGACCATACGCGGATTTGTCCGTGGTGTTGAACTAGACACACGCCGCAATGACTTTATAGAACGCATTGAAGAAAGCCTTGACAGTGACAGATACCTAGGCCTACGCACTTCAGGCGTTCTTGACAGTCAGGTTACAGTGATTGAGATAGTAAATCGCGTGGCTCCATTGGCGGAGTTTCGCATTGAGTTTCAAGTCAAATACAACTATGTAAGAGGATCAACCTAATGAAGATTAAAATGCTCAAGCACGAGATGGAACGCTGGTGCACAGAAGAAGATCAAGAACTATTAGTGGCTGCAGGATGGACTCCAGCCGCTCCAGAACAGGCAAGAGAAGAGGTTATTCGTCTCAAGCCCCCGGTGAAGTCTAAGGCGACCGTAACAGCCGTAGAAGAAGCCAATATCACTAATAAAGGAGACGAATAATGGCCACAATCACAGGTAACAACGGCGTAATCAAGATCGCCAGCACAGTAGGTGGTAGCACCACAACTGTTGCCAATGTAAGAAACTTCACGATTGATCTCAAGCGTGACACTATTGAAACAACCACTATGGGTGTAGATGTTCGCACATACCTAAATGGTCTAAGTTCTTGGAGTGGATCAGCAGATATCTATTTTGATCCAACTGCATCAACTGGAACATTTGGCACAACTGCTTCATTAAATCCAACAGGCGGAACAGTAGGTCAAGGAACCACAGCATTTGAAGGCTTTTTAGACACAACGTCTTATAAGTTTGCTGGTAATGTGATCATCACTGGTTTCTCAGTTAAATCAGCAATGGACGGTATGGTAGAGGCTTCAATCTCTTTCCAAGGTTCAGGTGCTTGTGCATTCTCAGCAACCTAAGGAGACCTAGACTATGGCAACGATTACAGGTAATGATGGTGCTGTTTCTATCAATGGTGCGGGTATAGCAAATGTCCGTAACTTCACCATTGATGTAAAAGCAGACACTATTGAAACAACAACAATGGGTGTGGATGTTAGAACCTATGTTGCAGGCTTGAGTGCATTCTCAGGTTCAGCAGACATTTATTTTGACACTTCAGACTTTGACACTTACGAAACTTCATTCAATCCAACAGCAGGTCTAGTTGGTGCAAGTGGTGTAGCAGGCAAGTTTTATGTTGGTAAAGATATAGGTGGTAGTTCTACTGCTGATGCTGTTTTCCAAGGCAGTATCATTGTCACTGGATATAGTGTAAAGTCAGCAATGGATGGTATGGTAGAAGCAAGTATTTCCTTCCAAGGAACTGGCGCTACTACATATAGCATTGGCACTAACGTCGCGTATCCATAATGAATATCACATTCACAGGTGTTGATTCTTTAAACAAAGATCTAGGAGACCAACTCAAAAAGTTTGTCAAACAGATTGCTGATGATGTCTATGTGACAGCCAAGAAGAACACACCTGTGCGTAGTGGTAATGCAAGACGTAACTGGACAGAAGCAACCACCCAGAATAACTTCAAGGTGGAAAACAAGGTTCCTTATATAGGTAAACTAGAGGCTGGAGCGAGCCGTCAGGCGCCAAAGGGTATCATTGGACCAACTCTAACACAAGTAAAAGGAAAATACAAATGAACAAAGTAATAGAAAAAGCCACAGCACATTTTAGAAATCAAATCTCAGGTGAGATGAAAAGCATAGATGTTCCAGAATGGGGCACTAAGGTCTACTTCAAGACAGCCACTAGTCTAAAAGATGAAGGTCGTGTTCTTGAACTAACTCAACAGAACAAAACTGTTGAAGCCCTAGTAGAAGGACTGATCATCAAGGCTCGCAATGAAGATGGCACTAAGATGTTTTCAATGGCTGACAAAAGCACTCTATTGAATGAAGTTGATCCCAAGATTCTAATCAAGGTGGTCAGTGAAATCAATAGCATTGGTGCTGATGAACTAGATCTGGAAAACGCAGAAAAAAACTAAAACGAGATCCAGACTTGATGTTTGCCTATAGACTGGCAAAGGATCTGGGTCTCAAAGTAGTGGATGTGTTGGAAATGTCTACAGTGGAGTTTGCAGGGTGGGCCGCATTCTACAAGTTGGAATACGAAGAACACCAAAAGCAGTTAAACAAAGGACGATGAGATGGCTGATGCACAGATAAGAATAACCGCAGACACCTCCCAAGCAGAACGTGCTCTGGGGGGTTTACAAAATACTCTAAGGGGTTTGGCGGGTATCGCTATTGGTGGGAGTATCGTCTAAGGCACTTGTTGATATTGCATGCAGCAGTCAAGAACTCACAAACAAACTATTATCTGTAAGCAGTAATATCACAGAGGCCAATGCCAAGTTTAGTATTCTTTCTGAAACTGCACAAAGAACAGGTTCAAACATTGGTGGAACAGTTGATCTATTCCAGAAACTAGCGGCTTCAACAACCTTTGCTGGTTCTAGCACAGAAGCATTGGCCAACATTGTAGATAACTTCAACAAGACACTACAGATATCAGGAGCCAGTGGCGCTGGTGCTGCCTCTGCACTTTATCAGTTTGCACAGGCAATGCAGAAAGGCACCCTAAATGGTGATGAGTTCCGCAATATGCAGGAAACAAACGGCTATGCTCTCAAGATATTAGCCAAAGAACTTGGTGTCACACAAAGTCAGTTGAGAATAATGGCAGAGGAAGGCAAACTTACTGCTGATGTTATTGGTAAAGCATTTTATAAAAATCAACAGATCACTGAGGACTATGGCAAGACCATTAGAACCATTCCACAGGCATTTGAAAATCTTCAAACAAAGATTATGGAAAGTTTCCGTGCTTTTGATGAAGCCACAGGAGCCAGTGATAAGTTTGTCAAGGCCCTAGAGTTCTTGGCCAATAACTTTGATACCATTATCAAAATAGGCGCAGCCTTCTTTGCTGCCTTTGCTGTTGGTCGTATTCTTGCTGTTGCCAGTGCATTTATGGAAATAGTTGCCGCTCTTAGAGCGGTAGCCATTATGGAAGCCATTACCACTGGTGGATTGAGTTTGGTTGTTGCCGCTGCCGCTGGCACAGCCGCATATCTAATGCTTGACAAAGCCCTAGGTGAAGTAAATCAAAAGCACGAAGAAGAAAAACAAAAACTTAAAGAAATAGAAGCCGCACAAGGTAAGGCTTTTAATGCAGTAAAACCTCGTTCAAAACAAGCAGAAGATCTTGACAAGGCATTGAAAGCACAGTTGTTGTCAATGAATGCAATGAGTGCCATAGATGAAAAGTCTACTGGCCTAAGAAGTCTTGCACTAGAAGTTGAAAAAGCCATTGCCGCAGAGCGTGTAAAATATGCCGCTACTGGCGATTCAATGAGCAAACAGTAAGAACGAGATCTTGCCGCTGCCACTCGTCGTAAAGTCCTAGCAGAAGAACTAGGCACAATCAACAAAGACCTACAGAGTCTACAGTCAAGCACACTGGCCTTGAACATACAGGATGCCAACGAATATGCTGTTAAAGTTGAGATGGAGAAATATCGTCTCAGCCTAACACAAGAATCATATAACCTACGCAAGAATGAACTAGAACTTCAGATCCGTGCCAACAAGGCCGCTGAAGCCGCAAGAACCATATTGACTGATGCTCGTAATGCCTTGGCCAATACACAGGTTCAAAGCAATCTTGATCCTAGAGCACAGGCCATTGAAGGTGCTGTCCTACAACGTCGTCAACAGTATGGCACTGCCTATACCGCTGAACTAGAAGCACAGCATAGAATCTTATTGCAACAAAACTATGACTTGGATCAACAGAATCAAGTTCGTAAAACACTCAATGACCTAACACGTCAACAGACAGAACTAGAAACTGCTGGTCGTGCTGCCTCAATGTTTGGTTCAACCAAAGAAGGTCAAGCAGTAGACTTTGGACGTCAACAAGATGCACTGAAAATGTTGAGAGACAAAGGTCTCATTGATGAACAAAGTTATCTAGATCAGCGTGTGCTAATGAATCAAGAAGCCGCTGACAAGATGTTACAGTATGATCAGAAAGTAGGTGAAGCAAGACTAAAACAAGGTGGTGTTACCAACCAGGCTATTATTGATGCAGTTAAAATGCAACAGGCCAATGTGCAGATGATACAGCAAGGTGGCATTGTAGGAGCACAAGGTGTTCTAGGCGCACTGGATCAAGTGATGTCAGCAATGGGACAAAACAGTCGCAAGGCCTTTGAAGCACACAAGGCATTGGCCATTGCGCAGGCAGTGATATCCACATACCAAGCGGCTGCTATGGCCATTGCGTTTCCACCAGGACCACCCTTATCATTCATCTATGTGGCAGGTGCCATTGCCGCTGGCTTTGCACAGATCAATGCCATTAGAAGTCAACAATACAGTGGTAAGAAAGTTGGTGGTGGTGTTAGTGGCAACACTCCATACATTGTTGGTGAGAATGGTCCAGAACTGTTTACTCCATCAAGCAGTGGACAAATCACACCTACAGATAAGTTAGGTGGTGGTGGGGTAACTAATGTGAACTTCACTATTGTGGCCAATGACACAGCAGGATTTGATCAACTGTTATCAAGCCGCAAAGGTGTTATTCAACAGATTATATCTGACGCTATGTTGGATAGAGGTCATAGGAGCATTGTATAATGGCTGATATAACAGGAAGTCAATACCCAACATACCCAAGTTTCACCAGTGTGAACTTTAAAACAGTTACACCAGCACAGACATCTATGACTATGAGTGGTAAGATGAGACGTATTTCATTGGGCGTTACCTACTATACCTGGGAAGTAAAATATCCACAGTTGGTGCCCATTGATTCAGGCACAGTTCAAGGATTCCTTGGACAGACATTAGGTCAGACATTTAGTTTTGAAATCCTATTACCTAAGATTTCATACAGCAAGTTGGCAGCACAGACAACATCAACACCAAGAACATCAGCCGCAGGCGCCCTGGGAGCAAAACAAGTATCATTGACCAACTGTGGTGCTAATAAAACAGTATTGGCAGCAGGTGACTTTTTCAAGTTTGCCAATCATTCAAAGGTCTATATGGCAGTAGCACCTTGTAACAGTGATGGTGCAGGTGCGGCAACATTATATTTTACCTGTCCATTGGTAGCCGCAGTTCCCAGTGGCACTAACCTCACAATCACTGCCGTTCCATTTACTGCTATCTGTGAAGATGACGTGCAGGAGTTTGACATTGGCATTGGTGGTATGACTTCAATGTCAGTTAAAATGAGGGAAGTGTGGTAAATGAAAGACTTTTCCTCAACTGCCAATCGTGATGAATACTATCGCGATCATACTATTGCAATAGACTGCGTTGAACTACATTTAAAAACCAATGCAGGTGCTGACTTGCCCTTATATTTGTGTAGTGGTGGTGCTGATTTGTCATTTGATAGTGATACTGCTCCAACAGCAGGGGTCAATACCTATGCCGCACAGGGCAGTTTCATTGGCTTTACCAGTCTACAAGAAGATTTTGATGTCAAGGTTGGCAAGTTCTCTATTTTCCTAAGTGGCGTTGATAGAACATCAGTGCAGTATCTAATGGACAATGAGATTGAAGGCAAGCGTGTGGTTCTTTATAAAGCATTTCTAAACTTTGGCAGTGGTGGCACAGACAAGTTACAGTTGGCAGCAACACCTATACTAATGTTTGATGGCATCATCTATAACTTTGCAGTAGTTGAAGGTGAGAAAAGTTGCCAAATCAATATAGACTGTTCCAGTCTATTTGCAGACTTTGAAAGAACACAGGGACGCAAGACCAATAACTGGTCAAACTGGTTTTATCAAGGTTCAAAATCAGATACCTGTTTTGACAAATCAGGTTGGATAGGACAAACAGAGTTTAAATGGGGTAGACTATAATATGATCGTAAGACAAATGATACCACAGGAGTTTGATGTCACTGTAAACCTATTTGGTTACTACAGAGATGAAGCCGTGGAATCCTTGCCAAGAATAGCAGATGAATATGATGAAAACTCTGTTATCAAGACCATTAAACATTTTGCCAGCAAATGGGATCACTGCTGGTTCAATGCCTATGAAGGACAGCGTCCCATAGGATTCATTGCTGGCTATGCCAGTGAATGTCCCTGGAACAGTGAACTTATTGATGCCAATATTGCTTTTATCTTTTTGCTAGACAGTCATAAAAATATGGATAACTTCCGAGTATTGATCTCAAAGTTTGAAGAATGGAGCAAGACTATCAAGGCTCGTTCAATGACTGCAGGCGATATTGGCATCAATCCAGAACGCACACGAAAACTGTTTGAACATTTTGATTTCAAACCAGGTGTATGGTTAGAAAAGGAGTTGATCAATGGCTAAAGTCTTTAAGGCCATTGGCAATGCAGTCACATCAGTTGTCAAGGCAGTTGTCAATGTAGTAAGTTCTGTAGTCAAGGCCGTTGTCAATGTTGTAGCAGACGTTGTCAACTTTGTGGCACAGCCATTCTTAGGAATGCTAGGGGGAATGCCAGACATACCCTCTGCGGCTGCGGAAGCAGATCGTCAACAGGGTGTGCTTATACAGCAGACAGGTTCAAACATTGATATTCCTGTGGTCTATGGATTTCGCAAGGTTGGTGGCACAGTGGTGTTTGCTGAAACTGGATCAACCAACAACAAATATCTCTATGTGGTCTATGTTTTTAGTGAAGGTGTTGTAGAAGGTCTACGCAAGGTATTCATTGATGACTGGGAGTTGCCTACTAACCTAACTGCCAATGTCAATGCTGGACAGATTGTTGATGTCAACGCAGATCGCTATAATGGTCGTGTGCGTATGATGTGGAATCCAGGTGTTTACTATGCCAACCCAGCATCAAGCACAGTTGGTTCCTATTGGAAGACCAACATCTTTGCTGACTCTCCTAGTTTTACTTCATCAATGAACTTCAACGGATTGGCCACATTGGCAGTTCGCTATGAATGGAAAGAAATCAAAACACAAGCAGATGCTGATAACAATCCATTCAAAGGCAACATACCAGAAGTTCAAGTTGAACTACTAGGTCGCCGTATTGCCGCACTAGACAGTCAGGCCAGTGGCTATGAATACAGCCAAGCACCAGTGCGTTATTCCACAAATCCAGCAGAGATTCTGTTAGACTATCTACGCAATCCCAGATATGGTAAGGGATTGGTCAATAATGATATCCATTGGGATAGTTGGATCAAAGCAGCCAACAAATGTAATACCACAGTAAACTATGTCACTGGACAGAGTTATGCAGGTCCTATATTGACTTCTAACTTTGTATTATCTACTGGACAGACAATATTTGCCAACACTAAGACGCTTTTAATGGGATTTAGGGGCTATATGCCCTATGTTCAAGGCAAATACAAACTAAAGATTGAAGATGCTGGCAATGACACAGATATCCTAAGTGGTGTGGCCACTGTGGTAATGACTGCTACATCTAAACCCTATCCTAAAAACCAATACACAGGCAATGTCTGTGATATCGTTGGCAGTATCACCTATACAGGTATTGAAAAATCCAACAAATATTCTGCAGTAGTTGTGACCTATGTTGATCCAGATCAGAAATGGAGTAATCAACAGGTGGTATGGCCAGAAACAGAAGAAGAACGTCAAAGTTATATTGTGAAAGATGGCGGCCGTGAAAATAAAATGGAAGCCACATTCCCAACTATCACCAACTACGCCATTGCCAAAGATATGGCCAAACTGTTATTCTTGAAATCACGTCGTCAAGAAACTATTTCATTGACAGTAAGTTCAGAAGGTCTTGAACTAGAGCCAGGTGATAATATTCGTGTGCAGGGCAACATCTTAGACTTTACCACAAGTTCAAGCCTAATCATTCCTTGGCGTGTAGTGTCAGTAAAAATCAATGACAATATGACAGTGACATTGGGCTTGGTTAAAAACCCTGATGACATCTATCCACACGCTCGCTACAATGAAGAAGACCTAGTGGCCGCAATCTATGTGCCAAAAGGCAGTGATATCTATTATCCATCAAGTGTGAATAGAGGAGATCCCATTGGATTGGTTCCACCTACACAGGCACCATTCCCAGTAATACCTCCAACATTACCACCAAGTGTGCCAAACCCGCCACCAACAACACCTCCAATAGATCCTAATAATCCTGTGGTGCCATCACCACCTGCTCCAGTAACGCCAACACCACCAGCACCTGTTGTGCCTTTTTCCGCAGTTCTAAGTTTAAAATCCAGTTCAGCAGCCATATTGCAAGGCAGCACAGTTTCTTATAATCTCATATTCACACAGCCTAATGATGGTCTATACCAATACAGCATAATGTATTGGCGTGCCAATGCTTATAGTGCTTGGACACAGGTGCGTATGGACACACTACCAGGCAGTGGTGGTGATATTCCTGTGAGTTTTATCAGCACCTATGGTGTGTTTACCTACTACATCCGTTCATTTGCATCTGATGGACGTGGATCCAATAAAGTTCTATATGGAACTGTTTCATTAAACTCAGGTTCAACTGTTCTGACAGGTGTTGCACAACCTCCAACAGTGGTTCAGATCACAGATGGTTGGGCACCAGATGCCACATTGGTTGTCACAACACCCAAGTATGATGATACCATTGATCAGTTCCAACTATTGCCTAAACAGATTGCAGGTCGTAGACGTGTTTCTGTAAAGATGACACAGATTACCTATGCTACCAGTGCTATTACCAATACTTTAATACAGGGTGTTAGAATCTATTACAAACTGTCAACAGATACCTATTACAGTTATGAAGACTATAACTTTGATAATGTGGCAGGCTATACTCCTTTCACTCAACTCACGTGGGATCTGTCAGGAGACTTTGGTGCAGTAGGCAGTGGCAACAGCAGATACAGTTTTGTCATTCGTCTAACCTATAGAAATGGCACACCAGCACAAAAACAATACTATGCATCTAGCCCTAGCGTTGAGTTTGGTAATGCTGGTCAGACCACAGGATTTAACATCTTTGCCTATTCAGCAGTTGGAACTATTGATCCAGGTGTCAGTGCCAGTAATGAATATACTGGTATGGTTACTATTCCTTCTACCTTTGTTCTACAGACAACTGATCAAGCCCCAGGTGGCACAGTGGCCACAGGTGCAGAAATCATTCCTAGTATTACCAGTATCAAACAACCTGATAATATCAGCAACACACTGAGATTCATATTCAATAAATCTACTTCAACCAAGTTCAGTGGATTCAAGATCCGTATGCGTCAGGTTATACCTGGTGCCAATCCTACCACTGTGGTCTTTGAAGTTGGATCAATAGTTGATGCTGCCACACAGACTATAATCTATAATATCAACAATGGTGGATTTGTGTTAAACACTTCTTATGATTGGGTAATCACTGCACAGTATTTTGATCCCACAACAGGCACAACCAAAGAAGCCACTAACAGTCTGGTATGTCTTAAAGCCACAGTTCCCACACAGAGTAACTATATCTACAATGATCTAATGAACTCTATATTCAACTGGACTCAACAAGATACACTAACTGCCATAGGTAGTTTATCAGCACCATTTGCCTCAATACCAACAATAGGATTGAGTGGCACAGGTGCTACCTGGATCAAACGTCAGGTCAAGGCCTATAATGTCAGTGACAGTTTTGCCAGCGGTGGCACACAGGTTGTAGGTGAAAGCGCCGCACAACCAGAAGTCTATGCAGTAAAAACTGCAGGTGTTGTTTCTAGTTGGGCATTGAATACCTATTACAAGTTGGCATTTACCACACCAAACGATACATTTGATAGCATCATTGTTTATAGACGTGTATTTGATCAAAATGGTCACAATGACAATGTCACTGCTAGAGGAACTGTGCCAAAGTATTATGGACTTGGCGCTTGGGAAAAAGTAGTAGTCCCAAGAACTTCAATGACTAAGACATCAGGTTACTATCTATTGAATCTACGTGGTCCATTTAGTCCTAGTCTATTCCCTAATACAGGCACACCAGCAAATGGTGCATTCCAAACATTTTATGGACCCTCTGGTAAGTGGCCATATACCTGGAGTGGCTCAAACTATGTCAATGATGTCTATCCATATTATGGTGCAGGTAATACTGCTTGGACAGGCACAACCACACAGACCAAATATGCAGAGTTCTTGTTTGTGATCAAGGATTCGGGTGTTGAAGGCACTAAAGCCGCAAGACTTACAGATTTCAATACCGCCAGCAGTGGCATTGGCTATATTCAAGATGCCAATGGATTTAATCTTGGTGTAAGTCGTTTAAGCATTGTAAATGTCAGTGATTATAATCCCTATACAGCAGGATACAAACGCAATATCAATGAAGCCATTACATCCAGCAGTGGTGGAAATATTGCCAATGCCGCTATGATTGTTCCAGGTGGAAGTTTTAGTGGTGGTAATCTTTATGCCAGCAATGGACCTCCATACAAAGTATCCAGTGCAGATGGCCCTGGTGCTTGGAAATATCTAGGCGGTCCAGAAAACGGTGATGGAGTCTATTAAAAATGGCAGTTAAAACAGCATCAGCCTCGCTGACATCAAGATTTACATTTACGCCCACAGTGGGATTTCAACCATACAGTCAAGGCTATCTAGATCAAACTACTGGATCAATCAAGGCCATTGGTAGCAGTCGTTGGGGCAATCTATTAGGAACCAAATGGAGTTCATTTACTTCTTACATAACCAACTATCTACCAATCAAATGGACCAGTGGTCGTATTGACACAGGTGTGGTAGATTATTTTACCATTGCCATTGCCAGCATATTTGATGGTAATGTAAAATACAGAATCTATGTAAGCACTACAGGTGCGTTCCTAGGTGAAGAAACAGAATACTATTTTGACAGCGACAATGATAATATTGCCGCCTTCTATGGCAGATATGTTTATGTCACTGTGGAATGCACAGGTCTTGAGTTTACTTCAATGAAAATCACTACCAGCAGAGAAACTATAGAATATGTCTATAGAGATCTTGATACTTCAACACTCAGTGGCACAAGTTCATCAAGACTATTGGCACTAGACAATCCTATTTCAAGGATTACAGAAATGACAGTGACTCCTAGATCCACAAGTTATGCAGTAGATCTCTATGTCAGCGACTCAGCCACAAGCCCTGTATTGATTCCTGTGATTATTTCCAAAACAGCAGGTGGCAGTTATATCACTAATGGATACATTGCCAATGACTATTTCCAACAGTCAACAGGTGCTAGTTTTGCCTTGTATGGCATAGACAATCAACCCAGAGATGGCATTGTAGACATTTCACTCAAGGGCCTGCCAAGACAGGTCTTACAAGCGGGTAATATGGTGGTGGTAACAGCATAATAATAAATATCAAGAGGACAGAATAATGACATTTCCAACAGGAACAACAATATCAACAAGCAATGTATCTTCAGCAGATGGAGATCCCAGTCTTGCCCGTGTTGATATCTACAATCTAATCACAGCAGTCAATCAACTGATCGCATCAGTGAATGCCGCCAGCGGAGTCCTTGTATTAGACAGTGGCGCAAAGATTGATACAGGTTATTTGCCAGGCACTATCACAGTCACTGGCGATCAAACTATTAGTCCTTCAAGCGGCATTGTGAGTTTACGAAATGTTCTAAGACTACGTCAAATACAGTATGTGCAACTGGGTTCAATGGCAGGAACTGCCAGCCCATCAGCAGGTGATTTGTGTTTTGTCACAGATGGTGATGGTGGACGTCCCTGTATTGCAGTTTATAATGGCAGTATTTGGCGAGTGGTGCGTTTAGGCACACAGGTTGGACCAAGTGCAGCCGCAATCACATCAGCATTCACACTATCAGCAACGGCAGTATAATATGACACTGAAAGAACTGGCCCAAGAAATAGAAACGATTAAAAACAATCATCTAGTGCATTTGGCTCAGGATATTGATCGTGTGGAAAAGAAAGTGGAAAAGATGGACAACAGAGTTTGGGCTATTCTTATCCTCCTAGTTGGCGCAGTGGTGTTACCAGCATTAGTTGAGTTTGTGAAAAGATTCTAAAACGCCATTTAGAAAAATAGGGGTGTTTTTCTTCAATGATTACGCCAGGTTACAACGCCAGTTTTGGCGTTTTTTCTTTTTATAGGCTGAGATATACATAGACCAGTCCTTTCACATTCTACTGTCAAACTAGAGCCATTTAATAACTATTGGTATGGACGAAAAAACATTTAGAGACAAACTCAGTGAAGTGGCAGAATGGCGGATACCAGAACTCAAGGAATGGGAAGTCAAAGAAGCCAAGGCCAAAGCACGAGGCAAGGGTCGTAAAACCAATGAAGAAAAGTATCAAGAAGAACACGAAGAACTTTTTATGGAAATCTTCAATGGTGTAAATCCCACACATCACATTCAACTCAAAGAAGTCAAATATGTTCCAGAAACCTGTCCAGACTGCCAAAAGGTCTGTGTCAAAGGACGCTGTCAGGAAATCAAGTTTTACAACAACAATCCTGGACACATCAATCATCGCAGGATCCGTTGTAAAGAATGCAATCTCTACCAAAATCCAGAAACTGGCGTATTTGATATTCCCCAAGGACCTGCCGCACAGATATTTCTAAACTGGGCAAAGAAGCAGTTTAGTCTCAGAATCAAGCAGGCTAAAAGTCAGTCTGATAAATAAATGTAGCAGAGTTATATTTCTTATTCTCCGAAAATAGGCTCATACGAAGGGTTTTTTGCCATTCTCTTCACACTCTGTTAGAAAGCCCCTCCTCAGGGGCTTTCGTTTGGCTATTGCATATGAATCTATTTCGTGCTATTATTTGTAGTATGGCATAAATACATTTAAGGAGAATAAGATGAAACAGCCCTATTTCGTTGTCAGTCAAGAACACAAGATCAGTAAGTTTGGAACAGAAATGGTTCAAATAACTCTCTTGGGTATCAAAGACCGTCAACAATACACAACCTATGTTGACAAACCCAATCACAACTACAAGAACTGGCAACACGTCATTGATAATCCCAATGATGGATTTGTTCTTGATAACTTAAAAACCAAAACACACAAAGACAAAGTTCTAGTCAATGCAGATTCAAAAGTAGTCATCGCTTGGCAATGCGAAGATAAAAACATAGTCATTGATCAAATAAACAATCTTTGGAATGAACAAGATCGCAAGGCAGAAGCAGGCACATTCAGGGACCTATTTGAATGAGACAGTTTTCGCCATCTGAGATTGAACATCTTACTAACTATTGGATTAAAACTTTGGGCATCAAATCCATTGATTTGACTACACATCCACAGATAGATGATGTTATACTTTTGATAAAGTTTCTGAAAGAGTTTCTTGAAGAACTTAAAGGCAATAATAGAATAGGAACTTATATTATTTGGGATTGGGTTTATAAAGAACGCAAACCACTTAGTAAAAAATATCTTAAAAGGCTCAACAGAATAGGTCAAAGTGTTTTAAGAAATAGGCATTTTAAACAGCAAAAAATAAATCAACAACGCAAACAGATTAAATCAAAACATAGAACCCTACCTGCATAAGGAATAATAAAATGAGGGATGTATATGGCGGCTAATGATCCCTCCGCTGACAAAGTTTCTTACTAGGCTTTGTATAAAACAGTGGCACGCCCGTCCACCTAGAAATAGGTTCAGTTACACATAGGCAAGCATCTGATTAAAGGATTAGTAAGTCCTCCCCGAAAGGGACTATATTCATAAGCGATTTGATATAGTTGAGGAGACGGCTGGGACCAGTCATTATTTTTTAATGGCGAATCCTATAGCCGTCCTCTTGACTACTTCATCAGATCTCTTTTTAATGTAGTTCACTCCTTGGTATATGAAAAAAAGACAACGAGTTTACGAGTTGGCTGTTTTCATATATCAATGGGCTTGCGTAAGCAAGACCAATAATGTATAATAACTCAATAAAGGAGTTGTAAATGAAATCACAGATATTAGATGACTTGGATGTCATCATTTATGGCAATAACCACGAACGCAGTCAATGGATTCACGAACAGACAGATAAGGATATCTATGAAGTTGGTTGTTGGCTAATGACTCATTTAACACCTAATCATTCAGGTAGGGATCATCTTAGAAGTGACATAAGAGAACTGCTTTATAAATGGGATCTACAAGAACATCAATGGACAGAAAAACAAAAACATTATCTTGGTCATAGCGTCATTGATTTCTGGCCAGTAAGACAAATGGATCAAGATCCAAGGTATGTGTTTTGAAACTAATGGCCACTATAACCTCAGAACAAATGGAGCGACTGCATACGCACATTGCCTGTGATGATATAGCAGAAGTCTTTGAAGATGAATGGATCATTTACAATCCCAAACCATCAATGCTGATCATTATGAAGTTATTGGATATCGTCACTTATAGGGACATTCCAGAAGAAGCAAATAAATACATTACTAAGGACAAGAGAGAATAGACAATGCCAAGATCAGGACCCCGCCCACATTGCCGTCGTTATCCAGACCCCATAGACAATCAGTTGTTTGGTCAATGGGCTCGTGCCAGAGCACAGGCACACTATCTAGGTGAAGTATGGAATCTAACCACAGATGAATATATTACCTTATGGCGTGAAAACAATCGCTATCTAAACAAAGGTCGTGGTAATGAAAACTTTTGCCTAGTCCGTAACAAATATGATAAACCCTGGCAGTTAGACAATGTCAAGGTCATTACACGTCTTGAACACTATCAGATCTGT